TCCCTCAACCCTACTCAATACTAACTCATGGCTAATTCCATCACCGCCGCCCCGTCCGTACTGGCCGCTGGCGTCCTCTCCGCTCTCCAGAACAAGCTGCCCGTCCTCTCGGGTATCTCGTCCGTCTTCTCGGCTCGTCCCGGCTCCACCGGCATGAGCATCCAGGTTCCGCTCATCGGAACCTCGAGCGCTACCACCTTCGGTTCTGGCGGCTACCTCACCCAGGACGACGCGACGATCACCGCCGCGACCGTCTCCCTGACCCAGTACAAGATCTCCAGCCGCTTCACCCCTTCAAACCTGAAGGACTACGGCGCTGACTTCTTCGTGAACAACTTCGTCCAGACCGCCTCTATCGGTCTCGCCCAGAAGGTCATGGACGTCATCAACACCCAGGTCACTGCCGCTAACTACAGCGTCTCCTCGACCACCGGTGCTGACCTCGCTTACTCCGAGCTCGTCGGTGTGCAGAAGACCCTCGACGACGCCAAGGCCCCGAGCCCTCGCTACGCCGTGCTCAACAGCACCTACATCTCTGACCTCCGCAAGGACACCACGATCGTTGGCAACAACGTCCTCGGCGCGAACATCATCCGCGACGGCGACCTCGGCATCATCGCCGGTGCCCGCATCTACCAGTTCGCCAACCTCGCTACCAACTCCGAGAATCTCGCAGGCTGGGTCGCAGGTCCTGACGCCATCGCCTTCGCCTCCGCTCTGCCTGACTCCGAAGGCATCCCCGGCTTCGAAGTCTCGAACGCCACGGACGCCGGCACGGGTCTCGGTGTGCAGGTGCTCGTCGGCATGGAGCAGTCTGGCTTCCTGAACGTCACGGCTACCCTGATGTTCGGTGCCGCTGTCGGTCGCGCCACCTCCCTCGTCCGCCTCAAGACCGCCTAATAGCGGCCAAGGCAACGAACTTAAGGGGCTCCTGAAGGGGCCCCTTTTTTGTGCCTTCCTCCCAATCTCGGCAAGGGTATGAGTCTGTACTCAGAGTTTCTGGCCGACGCCAAGGAGATGATCGCGGACTTCGGAGTCTCCGGTTCGGCCAATTCTGGGGCCATTACTTTCTCCTGCCTCATCTCCGACCCCGCCGTGATGACCGTGCTCGAATCAGGGGGGTATTGCGAGCGGACCCAGTACTCGGTCAGGCTCCCCGCTGTAACGGCCTCCTGGAGCCTCCCAGACGGCTCTACGGGGTCATCTGCGGCCCTACTGTCGGGCGGCGTCCCCATCGCCAGCCTAGGACAGGGGAAGAAGATTGTCGCTGGCGGGAAGACCGTCCGCATCACGACCCAGACTTACAAGCCTGCGTCGGCATGGATCACGCTCGTCGTCATCGACGATAACCAGTAAGGCCGTGGTGACGGTCAGCATCCCGCCTAAATCGCTGTCCGAGTTTAACGCGCAGCTGACAAGGGTGGCTACAGAGATTGGCATGGACGCTCAGAGCATGGTGTCAAAACAAGCCATGCTTATCTGCGCGGACATGGCGACCTTCACGCCAGGGATGCCAAAGGGCGGAGGACAGGGACTTACAAAACACGCCAAAGCCGCTGGCGAAGGCGCCGTAGCTGGTGACATCCGAAAACTTTTTATCGCAGTAGGCGACCGTAACATCAGCAGCCAGAAGGCAATCGTCTTTCGCTCTCTGGCTCATGCGACTCAGAGCAACAACCGCGGTATGTTTGACAGCATCATTAAGCGGTCACGCATCGAGACTCTCCGCATCTCGCCGATCATGACGAAAATCCTGAACGACCAGAACTATGACCGGGCGTTCCTGAAGGCTAAGAACTACCTAGCCCGAGTCCCTGTCTCGCAGAATGAGTACGGCGTCGAGTACGCTAAAGACCTTCGCTCGCACCACAACCGCGTCAAAGCGAAGTTCGGTGGCCGCATCCAGCGAGGCCAGAAGATTGGCGAGCCCCGTCTCCTGGTTGAGTCTAAGCAAGAGCTCGACGCGTACATCAAGGAGCGTCAGGCCGCCGTCGGTCGCACCAAGGCCGGCTGGCTTCGTGCGCTTAACATGATCCCGAAGCCCCTCCGTGCCAATGTTGCCAGCGGTAACTTTGGCGCTGGATTGCGGAACGCTGGCTGGATTGCCCGTCACGGTGGACAGGGTCAGGCCACTAGTTCTTACACTGACAAGAATGCACAGGTAACCATCCAGAACTTTATCGGCAATATTAACTCTATTGCAATAAATGCAGACACAATGGCCTTAGCCCTGGGCAACCGAGTTAAGCAGATGGAGTCCGACCTAAATAAATACATCGCCCGTACCAAGCAAAAGATGGGACTCTGATCACTTGTCCACGCGAACCCGGACAAACACCGGGTGACGCAGGGAGCCTTGTGGGGTCTTCATCTGGAAGTCTAACTCGGCAGTCTGGCCAATCAGCTGAGAGCGGGTGGCGAGCAGGGCAGAGCGGGTGGCGTTGTCCATGCCCGTGCCGACGCTGACCAGGCGACGTCCGCAGCGCACGACGATGTGGCCAGCCATGCCAGCGCACTTGCCCGTGCCTTCGACCACGTCAACAATCTCGGCGTCAGTAGTGTCGGCGTCCTTGACCTTAAGCCAAGCCCTGGAGCGGATGCCGTGGGCATAGGGGGCAGCGGCGTCCTTCACCATGGCACCCTCGAAGCCCTCGGAGGTAAAGCGGACAAAGGCTTCCTCTGGGGTGCAGGAGACGCTGGGGATGAGCAGGAGGGAGGAAGGGTAGGACTGGGCGAACAAAGCCTCCAGCGAAGCACGGCGGGTGCTGTAATCGCCAGCCACGGATGGAAGGTCAAACAGCCAGACGCGGGCATCGTCGGCAGAGCGGTCAGAGCGGAGGGCGCCGACTGAGGTAAAGAACGACTTGCCGGAGACGGCCTCGCCATCGAGCGACCAGACGCCGTCCTTGCCAGCCAGGAGGTCAAGCACCTCGTCGGCCAGATGGTCGAGGGATGGCATCGGGTTGCCGTTGCGGGTCTCAAAGCGGACGCTGCGGGTGGACAGGTCCGCCGTGATCAGGACGCGCAGGCCGTCGACCTTGGGCTCGCAGACGTAGGAAGCGGGTGTCTCGCCGGCATACAGGCGTGCCAGCATAGCGCCGTGGCGGGCCTTGGGGGTGCGTGCCTTTGGCTGACGCGGAACCGCATCCTCGAACATGGCGAAGAAGGCGGCAAGTGTTGGGTCCTGTTGGCAGAGCATTGGTGGAACGACCCGAGTAAGCCACCCCTTGCCCCTTCCGTCAAGCCCCTTTCCCTACCAAAGCGGGCAAAGGAAATGGGCACTAAGAGCATCAGGCATATCGTGGAATCCACCGTCGCGACCTACCTCTCGACCCAGACCGACCTGACAACCATCACCTTCCTGACGGGCGACAGCGCCGCAACTCAGACCCTGCCCAAGGCCGTGGTCCTCTGCGAGTCTGCCCGGGCACCTTCCGACCTCCCCGAGGGCCTCGGCAACTTCAGCTGCTCGGTCCGCATCACGCTCTTCTCGAACGCTGACGATACCACCCTCGCCGATCACCGCCTCCGCTGCGCCGCCCTGTCCGGCAACATGCGTGACCTGACCTCCATCAAGGCGGCCTTCACGGCCACGGGCGACGCGTCCTGCTATGACGTCACCATGCAGTCCGAGGATGAAGGTATCGACGAGCGCTCTTGGGCAACGTCCTTCAGTTTCGACATCCTCACGGTCTTCCCGGCCTAATTCCAAACCGCCCAAAGGTATATGGCCGCCATCAATAACGGAACGACCTGCCTCTACGGTGTGGCTGGTACTGTCACGAACCTCTACGTCCAGAGCTACTCGCTCTCGTCCTCGTTCAACTCCGAGGCCACGGTGGTCGATGAGACCGGCCTGACCAAGACCCACCGCCTCGACGATCGCAAGTCCGAGATTACTATCGAAGGCATCTGCAAGACCTCGACGATGCCGGTCCTCGGCGCCGCCCTGAGTTTCACGTTGAACGCCCAGACCGCTTATCCGTCTGGATCGGCTTCCGTTTCCTTTGCTGGTACGGTAACTTCTGTAAAAGAGACCGGCTCTAACAAGGGCTTTACCCAAGTCTCCATCACGGCCATCGACTACGAAGGCATCACGCCTGCCTAATTGACTTAGCCCTAAGTGGGCTACACTAGGCGGCATGGACAAACGGTTCCTCGCTGCCTTTATCGACCCGGCTCCCTTTCGGCTGCTGGGTCGTTCTATGTACCCGTGGTGCCT